CTCCGGCGTTATTCGTCCTCCGGTTCCGTCCTTCTCCGCACCCCCCGGGCCCGGAGGTATAGCTCGAACAGGTCCGCCACTTCCCCGGGCGGCATGAGGAGGGCGTCTTTCGGCGATAGGCCCGCCGCTATTCCTTCCCGGAGATACTCCACCCGCGTTACTTCGTTTTTTTTTGCGTGTTTAGTTCCGCAAGGCCGAGGTCTACCTCGTCATTTTCCGGCTCGATCTCCCGGCCATACCCGAGGGAGATCGCCGCCGGGATTGCCAGCTTGAGGGCGACGATCTCACTCGGGGCGGCGGTTGCCGCAATCGTCGAGGCGTCGAGGATGGGCTCCGGGTCATACCCGAAATTTCGCCGGACAAGCTCCCCCTGTTCGGCCAGGAGCGCGGCGGCCTCACAAGCGATAGAAAAGCCCTCCCTGGTATCCGCTTTCATGTTGTCGAGGAGCTGGGACGTCCCGCCGAATTTGTCCCGCATTTGAAACATAGCCTCCCCGGTAAAGGCGAGGTATCGCACCCGGCCCGCAAGGTTGATTTTTACGGCTTTCATAGCGCCCTCCTGTAAATTCTTGTAGGGAGGCGGGTTTTCCCGCCTCCCTTTGTGTTACGCCGTCAGGGTATAGTGAGCCTCCAGCACGTCGGAGGCGGCGAATCCCTCGGCGGTGGCAATCGCCTTGATCGTGGTCTCCTCCGTGATCTCGATAGGGGAGGAATAGGCCGGGGAGGTCTCGGTCGGATCGGAGCCGTCCGTGGTATAACGGATCACGGCGTTTTCCGTGGTAGAGGTGAGGGCAACGGTCGCGCCGCTGGCGACCGCACCCGCCGCGGGCGTTGCCGTGGGCGTGGCGGCCCGTTTCTTCCCCTGGAGCTGTTTCTTGATCCAGGCGATCGCCTCGGCCTCCGTCTTAAACTCCTCCGTAAACCTCCAGTCCCCAGTCTCGCAAGCGAACACGGTAAAGGTCGTGGAGTTGGTCCCAAAGGTGATACTGTCGGTTTTGGTCTGCGCCGTGTCGTTTCCGAGGGCGGCCTTTACGAGGGGATAGAAATAGCCCTTGTAAAGGACCTTTTTCCGGCGCATGAGTTTCTTAAAATAGGCGAGGCCGCCCGCCGGGGGATCGTCCCCGACGTTATAGCGGACCATTTTCCCCTCCACGTTGCACCCATACACCACGGCGGCGACGGGGTCCTCCATGTCGTCGGTCTCCATAGCGATAGAGCCGGAGGAAAACTCGTCCACGCTCTCGGCGAGGCCGTCGTCGGCAAAGAGCTTGCCGGAGGCGAGGTTCACGGTGAGGTCCGCCTTGACGAGGCGGCCCACCCGGACGGGGTCCTGGTCCTGGTAGACCGGGAGCTGGCCCTCCGGCTCCTCGGCTACGGGGTTAAAATAGGGATATTTCGCCCCAAAACTTGCCATAATAAAACCTCCTAAAATTTATAGGTTTCTGCTGTCGAGAAATTGGTTATAGACCCGCTCCCCGGCGTCTGTGGCCTCTTTCTCTTTCTTCATATTTGCTGTGGAAATCGCGGGGCGGGCGGGCTGGCCCCGCTTTCCGTATTCGTTAATAAAAGCGATCTCGGCGTTTCTCGTGGTCTGCCCGCCACGCTTGCGGGTTCCCTTGGGATAGATGGAGAGGGAGCGCCCGTCCCGATCCTTTTTGACCTTTCCCTTTTTGATAGACTTTGCCGACATTCCGGTGGAGAGGTTTTTAGGTCCGTTCCACTGTTTTTCAATCTCCGCCCGCTGTGCCGGGAGGATCACGTCCGCCTCTGCGTCCAGAATCCCGTCGATCACGCTGTCAGGGAGGCGAGCCAGGGCGGCGAAATCGTCGGAGAGGGCGTCGATCCCGTTCACGGTCAAGCGCCCCACTATTCCACCTCCAGCCCTTCGACGGCCTCGCACTCAAAAACATGGTGCTGTCCGTCCTTGTCCGAGGCGTTGGTATAGGCCGGGTATGTAAATCCCGCCGAGACGAGGGCTTTCTTGACGGCCCGCCGTTTTGCGGTTATATCATAGCCGATCGGGGCGTATAGATGGACCTGGATCGAGGCCCGCTCCTGTTCCGGCTCGTCGTCTCCGTAGTTGATCGGGGTCGTGTCATAGTTGAACGTGATATAAACCGCTTTCTTTCCCTCGTATGTGTCCGCCTCTGCTGGCGCTATGTGGTCCAGGGCGGCCCGCAAAGTCTCATTGATACTCATACCGCCCCCTCCTCGTCCTGCCCCTCCTGGGCCGTTTCTGGCGGCTCCTGGGCCTCTTTACAGTTGAGCTCGTAGGTCTCGCCGCTTTCGGTGTAGGCCCTCACGACCTCATAGAGGCGGCCCTCGCACTCGACGAGGGTCTCCCCCTGGTAGTCCGCGCCCCGCACCTCCAGGACGAGGGCGATCTTGTCCCCGGCCTGTTTCGCTGTGTAAAACTCGGAGCGCGTGGCGGTCTTTTTGTTGGCGTATACCTCCCGCCGCGCCGTGGTCGTGTCCTTGTATCCGTTTGGCTTTACCGTCTTTTCCTCCCGAATGAGGGCGGCCTCGTCTCTCCAATACACGGTTACACCTCCCCGCCGCCGACGTAGCCCGAGGACATATTGAGGGAGACCTTGAGGCGTTCATAGGCGGCGCGGTATTTGTCCGCGTCCTCATTGTCGAGGCCAAACTCCGCCTTGATATAGCTCATAATGGCCCGCTTGATAAGCGGGTCCTCCTCGTCCATGATCCGCTCCGGGCGGATGTCGCCGAGTGCGAGGTCCGCCCGGGCGGCGCGGATCAGGTCCACGATCTCCCCGTCAAACGCCGTTGACTTTGTTCGTATAGCCTGCCTCCCCGCGGCGAGATACTCCTCCGAGACGTCCGCCGCTGGCTCCTGGGCGGCGGGCTCCTGGTTCGTGTTCTCGCTCATTTTCTGCCTCCTTAACCTCCGGCGGCGGCCTTGTTCTTGATACGGAGGAATCCGTTCTCGGTGATAACATTTCCGCCGATCATAGCCTCGCCCATGACGGCGAGGAGGCCCTCCGCAAACTTATAGTCGCGGGAGACTTCCACGGTATAGGGGCCGAACAGGTCGAGCTGGTAGGCCAGGGGTTTCCCGTAGGCCATGCAATAGGAGCCCGCCGCGGTGGTGCTGTCAGAGAGGGCGGGGAGCTCGTCCACAATGCAGAATTTCACGGCGAGGCCGCCGTCCTTGATCGTGCCCGTGGTGGTGCTGTTCTCGGAAAATTCAATCTCATAGACGGCCTTTTTCTCGTTGGTCCCGCGAATGTCGCCGAACGCGATCAGGTCGTCCTTGTTGAGGAGGAGGACGCCGCCGCCCTCGACGTTGTTCGCGCCGCCATAGGAGAGGGCGATCTTGCGGAGGGTCTTTTCGTCGATCTTCTCGACCGTAATGTCGGAGCCGTCCGCAATCGCCGCGGCCTTGAGGATACCCGTCGGCTCGGGGATGGTGGCGGAGGGGTTTCCGGTAACAATGAGTCCCCCGGTTTTCTTGCGGAGGGCGGTCAAAGCGTTCTCGGAGACCCGCCCCTGGTAGTTGAGGGGGGTCGTGCGCTGGATATTCCGGGAGACATAGGAGAGGGTGGAGACCAAAACGGGCGTAATCTTGGCAATACGGAGGACGGGGTCCGTGGGCGTGGGGGCGGTCCCGTCGTCCTTCTTGGTGGCCGCCGTCTGGCCGCCGCTTACCTCATAGGCCACGGAATCCTCGCCCATACCGTTAGCGTCCACGACGCGGACCATGTCCACGATCCCGGAGACGATATTCTGGCCGGGGTTGATTCCGGAAACGCGGGTCGGCTGGGCGATATTCCCGCTCGTGAGGGTGAGGGAGCGGCAAAGGGCGTCGGTGGTAATCTCCATACTCCCGCCCGAGGCGAAACGCTTGGCGCGGGCCTCCACGTCCTGGAGGGAAATCCCCTGGAGGTCGGCGAGGTATGCGGCGCGGCTCTCCAGGCCCGCGGGGAGGCCGCTCCGGTTCTCGCCGCCCCCGGCGATCGGGTTCACGGGCCCGGGCGTGGGATCGCCGCCGCCCTCGTCGCCGGAGCCGCGGTCGCCGTGGCCGCCCTGCTGGCCGTTCCGGCCCTCCAGGCCCGCCCCGCCATTGAGGCGGCGGGTCGCGGCCTCCCGGCGGTCGAGGTCCCGCTCCTCGGCGTCCAGGGCGTCGAGCTCCTTCTCCATGGCGTCCATATCGACGGCCCCCTCCCCGGCCAAAAGCGCCCGAATCTCGGCGCGGCGGGCGGCGATCTCTTTACGTCTTTTCTCAAACATAGTTTTTATTCCTCCTGTTTCTGTGTGGTGTGTGGATAGGTACGGGTCCGAGCTAAAAGCCTCCGCCGCCTCGCGGCTTGCTCCAAAGCCTTGACCTCCTTCGAGTGCTCCACCTCAAAGAAGGATCG